CATATCATGAACTGAGGGTTACAGGACCAGCCGAAGCAAATCCCCCTCCTCCTCTCACATTACCTGTTGTCGCAGTGCCGCTTCCCGCGGCAAAGGTGAATCGATCAGAATCAACCTTGGTAATCGAAAAGCCATCGGAAGCTTCCAAGGCACTTTCGGTAAACCCGTCAAAACCATTCGCATCCCTGAACCGAACGGTATCCCCGGTGCTTCTCCCATGACCCGGCTCGATAACCGTTATCGTGGCCGAACCACTGCTCCCGGATATAAAGGGGTCCATCTCCAGAAGCACGGCAACCGCGGGCTCCGTTCTGGCGGGTCGGCTGATACGGAGAGCTTGAGGATCTGTTATATGATGACGTGGATCTAACTGGGGCTGCTTGGGCTCGAACTCATCCTTCCCAACCAGAAGACCATTCCACTCACGCATCATGTTCGTCAGTTTATATGCTCTCCCGGAGCGATCTGAAATTCCAAGGGAATATTTCCCAGCGGCATAACGCGGCATATCACACCCTCAGTGACTGGAAGGTGGGAACGAGACGAAGCGGAACGCCGTGATCAATATCTTCCGAGGACGCTCTCTCGAACTCTTCTTCATAGAGCATCTTCAAAATCTGGGTTCTTTGAGGGGCCTTCTTCAAGGAAAGCTGGTATGCCAACCCCGCGACCAGACACGGGAGGAACCGGAAGGGGATATCCGCCGTATTTGTCGCCGCATCCACATCCTGGATACGTTTTACCCTGTAATAGATGATCGCGTCCGTTGAGTTTTCGGGGGCCGGCCACAGGGTAATCGTCGGTGTTATCTGGCGGTTCACATAGAACTGGGTGGGCCTTCCCTGAGTCGTTTTCGTAGGAATACTGAGATATTCCTGACGACTGATACGCGTGATGGAAATATCCTGGCTATCCCGTTGCACCACCGCCTCGAGAACAGAAACCGTCGCCTGAACGTCAGTTAGACTGGGATCGGCAGAAACCGTCGTGGTAGCGGCACTTGAGGATCCTGTAATCGTTTCCGAAGCGGTGAAGGAACCACTTGGAATAGTCAACGTCATGGTCGTGGCGGATGGCTTCGTGATGATGTCTGCCGTGACGTTGCTGGTTCCGCCCGTTATCGTTTCTCCCAGACTGAAGCTTCCAGAGGCGCCAACCGTCATTGTGATCGTGCCGATTGGATAAGTGGTTATGGCCGATGAAGTGGATAATTGTGCGACTGTCTGGGTGATCTTCTCGATAGTCCAGAGATTCAGACCACGGTTTGCCCAGTCCGCGAAAAGAAAATTCAGGGAGCGACGTGAAGTTGCGGAATCGTAACCTGTCCTGAACTCGAGGCCGCATCTCTCGAAGGCTTCCTCTGTGACTTCGGCCATGTCCAGATTGAAATCAACCGATCCAGAAGTTGCCATGTTCCTACTCCCAAAGAGCCAATCGCATGCCTACCGCTAATTGGCCTAATATTAAAAACCCAACTCCCCATATAAGCTTTGTAATGAAGTCGATGGACTGTTTCAAATGAACCAGATCATTCGTCTTTATAACCTCAATCTTCTCAGAGAGGAGTTTTAACTCCCCTCTGATCTCAACAAGATCAAGTTCATTTTTCCTTTGAAGATCAGCCATCTCCTAAAACTCTTTGATGCATTCCAGAACGATGGTGTACGTGTCAGCGGCCCCATGGCCCACCGTCGTAAACCTTAGATCTCCGGTGGGACTGGAAGCAGTATTAACAAGACCTCCAAAAGAGGTGAAATCGAAATCCCCCTGATAACCCGAGGGAAGTTCAGTCACCAACGTATCGGTACTGGCATCCCACAGAATCTTTACAGAGAGACCTATCGTACTGAACCATATTTTGGTAATACGAAGATTACTGCAAGCGGTGCCATCTTGATGGGTCGATAAGGCGGAAACATCCACTGCCATAACGGCACTTTGTCCCGTGTCCACATATGTGTAGGCAAAGGATTTAACAAGCTTTCGAGGGCCGTCTTCGATGATCTTCTCTGTAAAAGTATCGGCCATGGCCTACTCCTTGATCTCTCCCGATAGCACCATCATCTTGTACTTAGTGGTTCCAGGGGGAGGAAAATCCTTCTTGGAATTGATCCCGTAAGAGTACTTGGAAGGCTTCTTAGGACTTGAATCAACCCAAGCCTCGTTCTCAGGAGTGTTAGGGTCGTCAGCAACAAACGCACCTGTTTTAGTACGCGCTCTTGTCTTAGCCATGACGCCCTACCCCTTACGGTTGATCGTTATACTGGGTCATACCGCTAGTGACACGTTGGGCAGCAATATTAATGTAATCGCACCAAGCTGCATCCGCCGTGGTTGTCCCAGATATGGCGCAGAACCAAGGGGTCAGGGCGGAAGTGGGGATGTTCGCCGTGGTCGTCGTCTTCAGAACCCGGTCCACATAGAACTCAACCTGTCCCGTTCCCTTGACGATGAAGCCAAGTGTACGAACATTGGTAATATTGGAGCTTGATTCGGCGCCNTCCGCAAAATCAATCCCAGTGTCCGTCTTGGTTTCGGTTCCACCGCTATCACAATTGGCGTAGATATCGGCAGCGCCTTCCACTAGAAGGAAGCCGATCTGATTATTAGCGGTGAAAGGAACACCCGTTGCAAAAGTNCCGTTNTCGGCAAGACCGACAAACATGTCCATGTCATCGGCATCGGCCACGGCCACACGGGTTTCAAAGTAAATATTCTTACTAGCTTCAGCNAGGAAGATCTCGTTACCCTGAAGCGAGCCTCCGGAGTTATCCGTCGAGCCATCGCCCGTGGATTTAGCCCACCCGCCAACGTGATCAGCGAGAAGCGTCAAAGTTCCGCTGTTAAGGACTGCCTTTGTCCAATCATCGGTGTCATCAATATCGACGCCCGTGAAGTCGTCGTTTTTGAAGATATAATCAGGGTTGAGTTGGATCGGAAGATTGGTAAACCACTTACCAAGTCTGCTGGAATCACTGCCGCTGCCACTGTACATGACAGGACCNGAGAACCGGGTTGTACCCATGGTACACCTCCTTACAAAGGGTTTGCCCTAGAGTCTTGTAAGCGTCTGCTGGGCCAGTCGCTAGGGCTATGTAGTCCCAGGGAAGAGCGGGAGGAAGTTTCCTTCCTCCCGGTAGCTTTGATTGGGGTTACGCTCCAGGNGAACCGAACACGCAACGTGGNTCCGANTACCCGTAACTATAACGCTCACGGGCCTTAAACCTCACATTACCGGTGTCGAAGTCACCTTCCATCTTCGTGGACATTGGCATCCGTTCAAAGTGGATAAAGCCGCGGGGAGCATCGGTCCTGATGAACCAAGCATCCGTGTCCGTCAGATAGTGATTAACGACATAGCCTTGCGGAAGCATTCCCATGTTCCGCGTAGCATTGATGTCGTTGTCCGCAGTCCCTGGACGAAGAGTGGATTCCAGAAGACGATCCGCCACGAACTGCAACGCCGGCGGAATAATCATCTTCAGGCCACGAACCGAAACCTTCAGGCCACGCTCATCGACAAAAGCAGCGATGTCAATGAGAGCATTCTCAAGGCTCGTCTCGTTAAGGTCTGCGGCTGTGCTCGGCTCATTGCGAAGATCGTTATTGTTCACAAGAGGATGATCCGTAGCACAGAGTTCCTTGCCATCGCCGCCCGTAAAGGAACTATCGAAAGCATTGTTCAACGTAGCAGCACCCTTCACCTGTTTGGTGTTGGCCATGCTACGTGCCAAAGCTTTCGTATAGCGGGAAGCTAAACGGTCATAGAGATTATCCTCGATTGCTTCTTCCGTGATGGAAAAGGCAAGCGCGATAGTCTCATGCGTATATCGAGCGGTATACGCTTCCTGTGCATCGTCAAACGAAATAGCCGTTCCTTCAGCTTTCACGGGCGCGCTTCCGAACCCTGACAGCATCACCTCCTCCTCAAACGCACGTTCTGAGGATTCAGTATCGTAAATTTGGGCTGCTTCGTCATCGTACCTGGCGTATTCAAGACCGAAGAGGGCATTGAGGCCAGGCTCTAGCTCTTTAGCTAATTGAGCTCTGCTAATAGCCATATCTCAAGCCTCCTATACGCCGGTCATTGCAGGAGTACCAACCACAATGCCGCCTTCTGGGGAATTGAAGTTAGTGGTAAACCTGACAATGGCACCGATACCAGCTGCCGTGAAATCAGCATTTTCCGGATCGTCAACCCAACCCATGATCCTCACCGAGAGACCAGCGGTTGCGGCAATCGTGCTGACTGCCAAACGACCCAGGGAAACACCCGTGGCATCAGTACCCGTTGTGGCCGTGGAAAAGTCTGCATTTGCGAAAACAGCCGCTCGGGCAGTAGCTTTACTGGTCCAAGTAGCATCCGTCGCAACTACAAACAATTGACTGGGATCGTCAGCAACAAACGCCTTAACGGGATGGTTACTGTCGGCCCCAGAACCAGGCCAGTAGTTTTTCCAGACAGTCTTGCCTGTGGTGGAATCAACATACTCGCAGCCTTGGAAAGCACCCAGCATCGCAACAGTGCCACCATCAGTCGCTCCTACAATGTCAATATACCCCGTGGAAAGGGGTATAATAGGAGAACCGTGATAGATCTTGTTGGAATTGCCGTTTGCAATCTCATACATCGAGTAGGCGGACACCCCCGTGGAATTAGACCCTGACCCCAACTTACTTAGGGGACGAAGGCCAAAACTTCCATTTGAGTTAGCCATCTACATCTCCTAGTCCTCTTCTTTTTGAGGACCTCCAAAAGTTACACGAGATTGCCGGTCAGGTTTACTGATCGGCATTGACGGATGTTGCTCACGCGCAAGGTCGTTATCAACAGCCGTCATTTGATTCTGAGTCATGCCACGATAGTACTCGTTGCGTTCCTCAACAATCTCAATGGGAACTCTTGCAAGCAGAAGGCCACCTACACCTATGACACCGGCATGTTTGCCGTCATCGACAGTCGGAATATCNAAATCAGGGAATTCCTCACCGCGTACCAGTTCCCATCCCTCTCGGGAGCGAGCAGATATGTTCTTGCGGTCATCAACGCCCATGTATTCGGCCCGAATCCATCGATGTCTGTATCCTTCGGGAGCAGGTGGTGCGTCCAATACGGACGGGGGCTTCCAAGGTTCTCGGCGTGCTTGATTTGCACGGGTTTCATTGGCTCTCGGCGCTCTCGTAGACTTCTGGTGAGTTGTGGTCTCAATAGTCATGGCTAGTCCCTCACATATTTTGCATATTCTTCAAGCGGCACATTAAGCCTCTTCGCAATAGCAACCTGTGAAGGCGTTAACCGCACAGTTTTCCGTCCACTTTTGTTGCGGGATGCGGAAGATTCAGCTGACGCAACCTTTC